GGAATCCACAGCCTGGTCAAAGGTCAAACTATTAATTGAAGCCAGCGCCTGCATTTCAGCCTTGGAAATCTCGATGTCGTCAACCTGAAAATACCATTTGGCTACATAGCCGCACTCGGTGCCCCTGTATCTCCATGGGCAAAACTCAGTAACCTGGCGGCGTGGTAGCTCAAGATTGGTCAGGTCAAGCTTGGCGGTCAGCTCAAACTCAACAAACTGCAAATTTTCACCAGCAACCCTGTCGATATACCAAACCTCTTCTGTCTTTGCCGCTGGATCGGCAGTTGCATTGCCACCACTAAAGTTAGCTGCGTCTAAAAATTTCTTAAACGTACGAATACGCACCACCTGTGCTTTAAGTGGGTTGTAATTTTGCTGAACAATTAAAGAGCTAATTGCACCATTGGCGTTGGCAACTTTTAAAGTTGGTCGCGCAATCATACCTTGACCTGATGTCTCAAGCCCTGTCATCTCTACAGGCACAGCCGGATAAGTCTTGCCGTTAAACACGATGCTGGCTGTTAGATCATTCGTGCCAGGGTGATAATAAAGCGTTTCATCAACATTGTTAATGGCTTGCGTTAACCGCACCTCAAACAGATCGATGACGGCTGTCGGCTCAAGCTTTTGCAGCTCCTCAAAATATGCAGGCGCTGCTGTGCGTAAGTCGTCAACAAACTGAGGTGTGTTATCAGTCATGGCTCAAACACCTGCTCAAATGTGGCTGAAATCGTAGCCCTGTTCAAATACGGAATAGTTTTACTCCATTGCCTGCAAACAAACTTTGCGCTTGCTGATTCGCCTGGTGGCGTAAACGTAAAACTCTCGACCGCTCCACGCGCATCAAGGAAAGTTTCGATGGTGTCTGCGTCAGTTTCAGATACCTCAAAGGTCAAGCTATAAACCTTTGGGTTTTGGTTAATTCCAAACTGAGTACGTTGTTCATAGCCAGACCCAAAACGTGCAGCTCTAACAGCCGGTTGACTTTGCTTTGTCGTTCCGTAGGTTGGCGCGATCGAAGGAAAAACAGACATTAGGCGGACAGCAAGCCTCCAGGACGTTTTTGTTTGATCAATTCAGCCTGTACGGCTGCACCAATTGCAGAGCCAAGAGCTTTGGCGTCTGGCTGATCACCTTGCACGTTAGAACCAGAGGCGTCAACGTTCACAGTCACATTAGCGCTACCGCCCATCGCGTGATTTGGAACTACTGTTCCGCTGCTTTTAGGTACAAACAACTCAGGGCCGCGCTCACCAACGATGTGAGGACGACCAGCTCTTGCAGGGCCGCCATTTGCAAGCCCAGGAATAAGGCCAAGCAAACCGCCTCCGCCCAAACTTGCAAAATTACCAATAACTTTTTGCTTGATGATCATCATGGCAAGCTGCTTCAGCAGGCCACTAAATGATTCAGCAAGACTCTTAGAACCATCGATTGCACTTTCAATTGCACTAACTACTTGGCTTTGAATAGCTTGGGCTATTTCCAATTGTTTTTGTTTTAAAGCATCAAGTCGTTGCGCTTCTGCATCTTGCGCGTTTTTCTTGTCGTCAGCCGCTTTTTTCTCTGTTGCTACCCTTTCATCAGTCGCGACTTGACTGTCAAAGTTAATTTGCAACTGCTGCCTAGCCAATGCAAGCTCTTTGTCAGACATGTCTGGAAACTGTCTTGCTAAATCAAATTTTTGCATAGCTAGCTCAAGCTGTGCTTGCTGTTGAGGCGTTTGCGCTTCAATCAACAACTGCTCTCTTTCTTTATCGAACATATATTTAGCAAATGCTTCCTGCTGTTGTTTTAATGCTGCCGCCTTTTTTTCCTCTGCATCCGCGCCACCAGAATCTTTGGTTAGCAAAGTAATAGGCGAAGTTCCCGTGGAACTTGAACCAATATCAGCCGCGCTAGGAGGAAGCTGGCCAGGCACAGCCCCACGGGCAATCGCTAGACGCCTTGACAGCTCACGCTCAAGGACTTCCTCGCGAAACTGTTGAGCCTCAGCAGACCTTCCTAACAAGCCTGGTTTGCCAAATTTATTGTTTGTCTGCAAAGTTGCTGCTTGCTCTGCCGCAAGCCGTGCAGCAGTGGTTTTGCCGCCAGAGGAAACGCCTTCAACAATGTTGCCAACAGTTTTTGCGACACCAGCAAGCAACCCACTGATAAATCGAATGGCAGGTTCAAGCTGTCTAATAACGGTGCCTAGTTCGGATATTGCATCAGTAATCGCAGGTATTGCGCTTTCAGTAGCTGCGACCTGAACATCTTCAACTGCATTTTGGAACTCTTTAATTTTTGCCGCAGGACCATTTAATGCCTGAGCAAGACTTTCAGCACCCTCAGACTCAATGCGCTTAAGTGCTTTGATAACAATGTCACTTGTTAGCAACCCTTCGGATGCATAATCTTTCAGGTTGCCTGCTGCAATGCCTGTCTCATCAGAAATAGCTTGAAGAACTAATGGAGCTTGTTCTGCAATGCTGCGGAACTCATCCCCGCGCAATGCACCAGAGCCCAATGCCTGTGACAACTGCGTAAATGCAGCAGATGCTTCAGAAGCTGTTGCCCCACCAAGGACTGCTGCGGTTCTGAAACCACCGAAAGTTGAAGTTATATCTTCTAAAGAAACACCAAGCGGGCGCAAACGTGCAAAAGCATTTGCGAGTGATTGATTTGCTTCTGTTTGGCTGAGCTTAAATTTCTTTGCTGCCTGCGCTGCAGCATTTTGAAGGCCAGCTACTTCGCCAAAACGTTTCCCTAGCAGTTCAATCCTGCGTTCTGATTCAAGCCTTGCTATGCCAGTTTGAACGCTTTTGAAAGCAACAAAACCAACAACAGCTTTGCCGACAGTGCCGCGCAAACCGCTTATGCGCTTGCCAAGGCGAGCAGCATTACTCTCAAGATCTCGAAAACTCCTTATGCCATTTCGCCCCATTCGCTGGAATGCAGCCTCAACATCCCGCGCACTTTTTTGATTCTTCTTTAATGCTTGATCAACTTTTTTACTGTGCTGCTCAACCTTTCGCAGCGGATTAATGGCCTTAGCGGCTTCGACGATCAGTTCAACGTTCGCTCTTGCCACGACTGATCCAATACTTGCCCTATCCTACCGCCGTCTTGTTTTTGCGCGATCCATTGCCTGTTGCTCCCGTTCACCTTTCAATTCGTAGTACGCAGCAAAATGTACAAGCTCCGCATCGGTTAGTTCCGTGCGAAGCCTGCTAAGCGTCATTCCCAATTCGCAGCACAAGAAAAACTCAAAGTTGAGCCAACTGTCCTGCTTCAGTCGTTTTTTGCTTCTTCAAGGTCAGCCTCTTCACCAAGGCCAAACAAGAACAGCTCAAGCTCGTTCAACACTGACTCAGGCAATTGCCGCTGCAGCTTGGGGGCATCAGCAGAGGAAAACGCCTTTGAGCCGTCCTCAAGCTCTGCCATTTGGCACAACATCTGCGTGCTGATGTCTAATGCTTCTTCAGTGCCAGAAAGACTTTGTGCTTTCTTGCGGTCAGCGCGTGTGATCGGCTTAAAAAACAGATCAACGACTTTTTTACCTTCAGCGTTTTTTAGTTCAAACTTACGGCGCTGGTTGAGATCGAATGCCCCAACCAGCAGATCGACGGTGCGATTTTGAGCCATTAAATAAAAGCTTGCGCTTAAATCATAGCCCTAGATCACTGCAAGTTCAAAGTGACTGCGCCGCTAGTGATGAAGCTGCAAGAAACAACGACTAATTCACCAACAGTTGAAGTGATCTCCATGTCAGTGATGATGCCATTGAACTTGGCTGAATCGGTGTCAGCACTTGTGCCAGTAGTGAACAACTCAAAAGTTGCGTCGGCTGTGTCAGCAGTCGTAACCACATCTTCGAGGAAAGCTGCTTGGCCTGTCGCGTCTGGGTCGTAAACCAGTTCAACAGTGCCAGAACCTGAAATCAAGCTACCAACAAAGCTGCGAAAGGTGTCGCCCTGCTTTGTAGTGTCAAGCGTTTCTTTCGTAGTGGTTAAGCTCCAGCTGCGAGTGCCGACGATTGTTGCGTTGGATGAGCCTGCAGCGTCGAACTGGACTGCTCCTTGTTCGCCTCGGATTGTGGCCATGGTCAGAGTTCCTCGATGGATTCAAAGGTCACACGGACCTGGGTTTGGAAGTAGCCCTCGGGTG